TGGCCGCACCGTCAGGCATTGCCTTGAAGCGGTTGGCCACCTCCAGCATCACGCGATCGGCCGACTTCAGCGAGCCGTCAGCGTTCTTCACGCTGATGCCAAGTGCCTGGAAGGTGGCAGACGATGCCTTGCCGCCTGTTGCGGCATCCACCATCGCCTTATTCAGCTTGACCAGGCCCTTGCTGACGCCTTCAAGGTTGGTGCCGCTCACCGCTGCGGCCTTGTTGAAGCGGCTCAAAGCCTCAACAGACACGCCCGTGGACTGCGCCAAATCGTTCATGTTGTCAGCAGCGTCCAGCGTGCCCTTCACCATGCCCACCAAGCCCGCCGCGCTGAGTAGCGGGGCGAGGGTGCCCAGCGCACCTGACAGCCCGGCAGCGGCGCCTGTCATGCCGCGCATAGCGGTGGTGACCCCAGCGGCAGTAGTGCCGACAGACTGCAAGCCGCGGTTTAGCGCGACGATCTTGTTCTGGCCATCTACATCGGCCCGGATGCGCAGCATCGCATCCATGTTCATCGCCATGGATCAGCCTCCCTGCTTTGCGATGTAGGCCAGCACTGCGCCTTCCATGATCTGCAGATCCTCCAGCAGGGCGCGGTGAGTGGCTTCCTCTGCAGTCAGTCTAAGAACCCATGCCACCGCCCCATAGTCCAATCCGATCGGGCCGTTCATGCCGGTGCGCCATTGCGTCTGCACTCTGAGGAACAGGTCAAGCACCGGCCAGTTCTCCTCCCACACCTCGAAGTTCTCAGGCCGCTGCTCGGGCATCACAATCCCCAGAGCAGCAGCATCAGAGCCGGTTTCATCAATCACGCCGCCGCCGGCCCAGTGCTCGGCGGCCTCCGTCAGTTTTTTCTCTTGGCTCCCAAGAGCGAGTTGATGTAACCCTCGACCAGTGCGGCAGAGACGCCGGGTACGTCGAGGAGTTGCACCTTGGCAGTCTCGCTGAACGGCACATCCTTGCCGTCGTCGTCCGTGATGCCCTTCCAACCCACCAGCACTTCCTCAGCCACCTCTTGATCGGTGGTTGTCTCAGCGCGCGCAGCTTGAATGATCGCGTTGTTTCGCGCCTGTGGGAGGCGTTTGAACTCAGCATCAAACGTCTGCCGATCAAACCGACCGCCGTCGATTGGGATCTCGACGGTGACCGGCCAGATGTAGGTGTCGGACTGCTTGAGAACAAACGCCATGCAGGGATCCTTAGGTGAAAGCGAGGCTCAGCTCATCATTGCCTGCACTGGTCGGGATGGCCAGATAGGGCAGGTTCAGCATCTGGATGCCGTCCTGATCAGAGTAGGTCGGGCTGCCGATGTCCGACTGAGCGGTGGTAAAGGTCACGATGTTGCCACCGGTTGAACCGTGCTGGAAGGTAATGCTGCCAGTGCTTGAACCGTTGGCGATCGTGAAGAAGTCCTTCGTGGCGATAGCCGGGGCTTCAATCACAACAGTGCCGTTGGGGCCGCGGTTGGTGATCAGCACCTCTTTCGTGCAGCCCACCAGCTCGCGGTAGACCAGCTCATTGGCGACATCGAAGTTCAGGCTCTGCAGGCAACCTGCGTAGCTGAAGGCGGTGAAATTGCTGGTGTTGCCGTTCTTGAAGATCAGCGGTGCAGCCTGGTTGGCATAGGTCGGGCTGGGCAGCGACTCATCAGTCGGGGCGTTGTAGATGCCCGTCATGGTGAAGCTGATCACCGGAATCTGGCCAACCTCAGCGTTGAGGCTGAAACTGCCGCGGCAGCCGGTCAGCTTGTGGCGGATGCCGTCGTTGTGGAAGTAGATCGTGCAGCTGCCGAAGCTGGCGCTCACCGGTGCGTAGGTCACGCTGGTGGTGGCCACCACGGTCTCACTCAGACCGCAAGCCTTAAGCACAGGGCCGTAAGCAGGCGCAGTGCCGGCAGTGCCCGAGCCGGCCAGCTCAACCTCAAACGTCACCTCAACGCGGGTTTGCGCCAGCAGCTGATCGCTCACACCCAAATAGGGGCGGATCAGATCGCGGGAAACGGTCTCAGCCTGCAGCGGAGTGATCTCAAGGTTGCGCACCAGGATGGCGTTGGACGAACCCGTTGGTGTGGGATCAGTGCCGTAGGTGGATTCAGTCTTCGCCAGGATCAGGCGTTTGCGGCTCAGGAGCGGCATTGCTCGTTACCTCAGGTTGGGGTTCGGAGGGGTTGGCCGGCTCTGTCCGCTCAATGAGCTTCCGCTTGCCGGTTTTGGGATTTAGGAGGTAGGTGCCTCCTTGCCCCCAGTATTCATCAACCATCGTAGCCATCATGCTGTTGCCAGATTAGTGACACTGGTGCGATAGCGGATCAGGTAGTCGCAGCTGATCACGCCAGCTGGCTGGTCCGCCTCGACCATTTCAAAATTCACGCCTTGCGGCTGGATGTCGATCGCATAGCCACCCAGCGTCAGGTCTGCCATCAACCGCCCATGCAGACTCTCGATAATCGGATCAGCCACCTGATCAGGGATTGCGCCACGCACGATCACAGCCACCCGCACCGTCAGGCTCCAGTCGAGTGTGGGCAGGCTGGTGTTTTGCTCGGCTGTGTCGCTCACCGGCTCAACCACGATCGCGGGGCTCTCAGCTCGCGCCATCGGCTCCACACGCGAGCGATAGATGCGCGTGCTCACGCCGGTGGTACCGGTTAGTGCAGTGCGCACTGCAGCCAAGATTGTTTCGCGGCGGGTCGTCATGCTGATGCCACCTGAACCACTGTGCAGATAATGCCGGGGATTGCTGGGTGCGTGGCCCCAGATGGCTCAGCGTGGATGTAGGCAGCCAAGTTGGTCGTGGCCCACATCAGCTCAAGATAATCAGATCCGGCCAGTGGCAGCACATAGTTCACTGTGCCAATCACATTCCCATCAATGCTGCCATGCCGCGAGATCACGCTGAAGCGGCTGTCGGTATCGGGAACGTCACCGCTGGTTCCGCTGTCGTTCTTCCGCAGCCAGACGTTCACGTCGTGGATCGAGCTATCGCTGTTGCTGAACTGGATTGAAAAGGTAAGGCTATAAACGCCCGGATGCGCCACTGTGATCCGGCCAGACGATGCGATAAAAACGCCACGGCTGTTGGAGTCACCAGCGCGCAGCAGGATGGTCTGCGGCGTGTCGACCGCTGCTGCGGTTTGTGAGGTCGAATCCCAAAACGATCCCCAGTATCCAGGACAGCCGTGATAGGGGAGGTCATTCCAGCTTTGCTTGCCATTGCCGATCTTCAAGTTGCCGGTGTCTTTCTCCTGTCCAAGCTCGCCAAGAAGCAGGCGCGGGTTTTGCGCCGCCCAATCTGCTCTGGTGGTCACCTTGATGGGGCTGCTCATGTCCTTTGCAATCCAATTTCGACAAAGGCGCCGTCATCAATCAGGCGCGTCTCGCGGCGGGTTGTCATGGTTGCAGGCTAGCGGCGTGAGTGGCGATGGTCGCTGGCAATTCCGTGAGATCAGATGAAGATCAGCACTCGACGGCGGGCTGATTTATTCACGTTGGCAGCTTGTCCTGTCACCAAAAAGCTAGCGGATGCGCTCGTCAGCAGACGTTGAGTCTTGCAAGTGGCCTGATGGCCAGTCAAAGCAAACCCAGTCGGATCACTGGTCAGCTTGCGCCCGTAGCCAAAGCCAGCGGCTTGTCCGGTAACGATCAATGCCCCAGCAGCCGCGTCAAACGGCAACCGTTGGCGGATTAGTTCAGCAGGATTTCCGGTCACTACCAAGCTGCCTGCAGCACTAGGCAGCAGCACCGCGCGGCGCAAGTTGACTGGTTGACCTGTCGCCGCGTAGCCGCCTGCGGCAGCGTTCAACGTGAGAGCCGTAGGGATGCTTTCGCTTAGCGTTGCCGCTTGCCCAGTGACCGCAACAGCGCCAGCAGCGCTTGGCAAATACTTTTGCCCTTGAAGCCCGGCCGATTGACCGACGGCAGTGAACGCACCAACACCACCGCCTAGTAGTCGAGTGGCAGCAAAACCCGCAGTTTGGCCAGTGGCATTGAACGCACCCGCAGCGCCAGCCACCTGCCGGGCCATTCGCAAGTCCGCAACCTGCCCCGTCAGCAGACAGCTGCCAGCAGCGCCGGGCAACGTGTAATTGTTTGCTGCCGCGCCCTTGGTAAGTGTGGCGTTTTGCCCGCTCAGCGCATAGCTGCCAGCATCACAACCAAGAGATAAAGAAGCGTCTCGCAGCTCAACCGTGACTGAGCGCCAGCCGCTGCTTGCATTGACCGTGACGGTCTGCGCACTCCAACTGGAAACCGTGCCGTTGGTGTCATGACCTGCCGCTTCCGTGCCACTGCTGACACGGTTGGTCATGCCGCTTGGGGCCTGCTCAACATTGGTAGCCGACCGATGGCCTGCTACTCCAACAATCCAGCTAGTGCTGTCGGTCCGGTTTAGCGTTAGCGCCGGATAGCTGATGACGTTTGTTGTGCTATTGGCAGCAGCTGATGCGCCAATGTTTTTTGTGCCGCGATAGAC